ACCGATTACCTCACTGAACCCTACAATACTGATTATACACCCGTTATAACCGGAGAGTCTGTACCAGACAACACAGTTGAAAGTGTAACAGGTGAAGATATCGGAGATGGTCCATTAACAGCACCTACAGATGGACAAGGTGGTGTTGGTCAAGATGTTTACACAGATTATGTTACAAATGCGGGCGGCGCCGGCTCACTTAAGTGGATTTTTGACGGCGTTACTTGGAAGTTAAAATAATAGGGTATAAATAGTATTATGGCAACATACGTAGGATTTACAACAATTAATGCAGACAAAGCACGAACGGTTAATCCAGTGCCGGCTATTGATGGGCAAGCAAACGGTATAACTAACCCTATTATCTTTGGTAAAAAGTTTAGATTAACTGATGAACAACTTGTCATACAAGATTTAGTTAATGCACTTAATATTAGACGTGGAGAAAAGGTAGGCAAACCTAATTACGGTACTACATTATGGGACTTTATTTTTGAGCCTAACACAAGTGATGTTCAAACTGCAATACAAAATGAAGTCAGACGAGTTTCTGGATTAGATCCGCGCCTTACTATCAATACAATACAAGCATATCCTAAAGAAAATGGTATATTAATAGAAGTTCAACTGTCTATTACTCCATACAATAATGCTGGAGATTTAGCATTATTCTTTGATTCGCAGACAAATACAGCCACAGTAGCATAAAAAAACTCGGTTTTTCCATAAAGATAAATACTTGAAACAGGGAAAAACTATGGCTACAAGTTCAAGGCAATCAGGACTCTTTGGAGTTAATGATTGGAAAGCAATCTACGAAACCTTTCGTGAGGCAGACTTTCGATCATATGATTATGAAACTTTAAGAAAAAGTTTTATTGATTATATTAGACTCTATTATCCTGAAACATTCAATGACTATATCGAAAGTTCAGAGTTCATTGCTCTACTTGATGTTATGGCTTTTATGGGTCAAGGTCTTGCCTTTAGAAACGATTTAAACACACGTGAAAATTTCATCGACACGGCCGAACGCAGAGACTCTGTAGTAAAATTAGCAGACTTAGTTGGATACACACCTAAAAGAAATACATGTGCATCTGGTTATTTAAAAGTAACTTCAGTTAGAACAACTGAAAATGTGAGAGATGCTAACGGAGTTAATTTAAGTAATACTCCAGTCAGTTGGAATGATCCATCTAACAGTAATTGGTTAGATCAAATGAATACAATATTCAATGCGGCTATGGTAGACTCGCAAAGAATAGGACGCCCGGGCAATAGTTCTGATATACTAGGTGTTACAACAAGTGAATACGGAATAAGACTCCCTGAAGACACAATGCCAATTGTACCGTTTACATCACAAGTTGACGGTCAAGGTATGAATTTTGAATTAGTAAGTGCAACATCATTAGATGAAAATTATGTTTATGAAATTCCACCTAGACCTACTAATAAAATTAATATGTTATATAGAAATGACAAATTAGGATTTGGTAGTGCTAATACAGGATTTATGTTTTACTTTAAACAAGGATCACTACAACCATATAACTTTAATTTTCAACAACAGATTTCAAATCAATCAATTAATATTGATGTTGCAGGCGTAAACGAAACTGATACATGGTTATATCAAACCAGTGCAGACAATACGTTAGGCTATTGGTCTCAAGTAGAAAATGTATATGCGGATGCATATTTACAAACAGAATCAAGTAATAAAAAAATCTTTTCTGTAGGCTCACGTGTAAACGATCAAGTTACATATGTATTCGGTGACGGTGTATTTTCAGAAATGCCCGTAGGTAACTTTAGAGCATATGTAAGATCAAGTAATGCATTAACATATACTATTGACCCTTCTGAAATGAATGGTGTTAGTGTTTCTATTACTTATGTAGACAGAGTAGGCAGTAATCAAACTTTATCATTGAATTTTTCATTACCTGTTGCAGTAACAAATGCTCAGGCAAGAGAACCAATTGCGGCAATTAAACAAAGAGCACCGACAAGATACTATACACAAAATCGTATGGTTAACGGAGAAGACTATACAAACTTCCCATATACATTATATAACTCTATTATAAAATCAAAAGCAATTAATAGAAGTTCAATCGGTGTATCTAAAAATTTAGATTTACTTGATCCAACTGGAAAATATTCTAGCACAAACTCATTTGGAGACGACGGTGCGTTGTACCAAGAGTCTGGTGATGGCTTTTTAACATTACAAGTAAACAACACTTCAGACATTATTCAATTCTTTACAGATGATTTAGCATCAGTACTTGCATTAAATCGTGCTAATCAGTATTATATACAAAATTACACACGATATGCATACCCAGGCACAGGTGGCGGCAGTACTTTATATTGGAAAACTAGTTCAGTTGATTCATCAAGTGAAACTGGATACTTTTATTCTCTTAATGGGACAATACAACAGCCTCAACCTATAGGAACATTTACAACTACTAACGCAAAATATGCAACTCAAGGAGCATTATTAAAATTTGATGCACCAGTAGGATTTTATTTTGATGCAGACAATCGTTTAGTTGCAGGTGTCCCAACTGGTGGAGAGAAAAATTATATATGGTCAACAATATTAAATGTTGTTGGTGATGGTAACAACAACGGAGAAGGAACATTTGCAAATGGCAAGGGACCAGTAACGTTAAATGGTTATGTACCTGACGGAGTTTTACTTACAGAAATCATTCCAGTATTTGATAACTCGTTATCATCTGCTGTAATACAAGAAGCAATTCTTAAAATAGAATTGCAACAAGATTTTACATTAATATTTAATAACTCATTATTAATCAACCAAGAACGTTGGTCAATCGGTGCGGCATCAAACGCAAATTACTTTGTTAAGTTTACTAGTTTAGGAAACAATCGTTATACTATAACATATAAATCATTAACATATTATTTCGGTAGTGTTGCTGATACAAGATTTACTTATAGTAAAGATGAATTAGTATATGATCCGTTTACTGGTAAAATTATACAAGATTTTATTAACATGTTAGGTATAAACACTGTGTTTAATACAGCAACTGCATTAGGAGCAGATACTAAAGTTAATATTCTAGGACAAACTGTTGAGTCAGATGGTTATGTAAATGACTTTCAAGTTGAAGTCGCCGCGACTGATGTCAATAATGGTCAATTAATTTTAGACCCAGATTTCTTTAACGACATTACTGGTTACGTAAATAACGGAGCCAATACAGGTGTGTATGTGTTCTTTAGAACGATTACAGATCCTGTTAACTTAACAAGACAGTTAATTGTTCCTAGTACAGATGTCATTTATACATATGGAACTAAAAATCAAATTGAAATTGTCAAATACGAATTCCCTGTAGGACAATTATTTTATGCATACACTGATAATAAATTTTATAAATCAGTACAAGATCCTACAATAACTACGCCTAATTATATTATGACTGAACAGTTAGATTATTCTGTTAAGTCAGGCAGACAAGGATTAGATTATCAATACAGACATAATGCTAATAACACTACTCGTATCGATCCAGCAACAACAAATATTGTTGATTTATACTTAGTGACTCAAGCATATTATACTGCATTCAGTAATTATATCAAAGACACTACTGATACAGTTAAAAAACCTGATCAACCAACACTAGACGAACTGAATACTGCATATCCATTAGTACAAGATTATAAAATGTTGTCAGATTCAGTTATATTAAATAGTGTTACATTTAAACCATTGTTCGGAGCGAAAGCAGATCAATCATTGAGAGCAACTATTAAAGTAGTCAAGTCACAAACAACAAATGCATCTAATAGTGAAATTAGAAGTTCTGTATTAGCGGCAATGGATAGTTATTTTAATATTAACAATTGGAACTTTGGTGATACTTTCTTCTTTACAGAATTAAGTGCATATCTACATGAACAAATAGGAGAACTAGTAAGTTCGGTTGTGTTAGTTTCAGATGACCCAGAAAAATTATTCGGTGATTTATATGAAATTAAATGCAGACCATACGAAATATTTGTAAACGCGGCTACTACAAATGATATAGTAATTGTACCCGCATTAACTCCTGCAACAATGCAGTCATAAGGTTGTAAATAAAACATGGCAAAGATCAGAACATTAGAGTTTTTACCTGAAATATTTAAAACCTCTACCAATGCACAGTTCTTAGGTGCAACATTAGATCAATTAGTCAACGAACCCAAAACAGAAACCTTGCAAGGGTATGTTGGAAGTAAGTTTGGGTACGGCGTTAACGCAAAAGATTACTATGTAACTGAACCAACAAAGACAAGAACAGATTATCAATTAGCACCCGGTACTGCATTTTTAAATAAGAATCAATCTACTGCTAAAGACTTTTTAACTTATCCTGAACTTATCGATGCATTGCAACTTAAAGGCGGAATAAACTTTAATCAATACTATTGGATACCAGAAGGACCTCCAGCAGTTACGGTTGCTAGTGCTACTGTATTCTCAGAATCTGATTATATTGTTACAGACACATCAAATGCTTATAGTATTAAAGCATTAGGTGCGGCATCAGGTTCTCTTAATCCTACACTAACATTATTGCGTGGCGGATCATATAGGTTTGCAGTTAACCAAGAAACTCAATTTTGGATACAAGGCGTACCCGGCGTTACAGGTATGGACGGTGCACAAAACACAAGAGAAATTTTAGGTGTTAATAACAATGGTGCAACCTCAGGTTATGTAACATTTACTGTTCCTAATAGAGATGCACAAAATGACTTTTTATTCCCTGGCAACAATACAGTTGGTGTTGTAAGCACAAAACTATTTTCAGAAGTTAATGGTTTAACAGTTAGTCAAGTAGGAAACATTGACGGTGTAACTTCATTAGAAGGTCTTACTGTTATGTTCTATCAGACAGAAGAACCAAATGAAATAGGGTTCGTACAATCTTTCTTTGATGAAAATGGAGCAAACTATGATGTCAAT